TCCTTAGCAACACCAACGTCAATAAGATTGTTATACAGAGCCAGAGAACTATCAAAGTGCTTCTCAATCTTCTGTTGGTAGTCTTCAACCAGTCCTGGTGGGAGATTGCTGATAGAGTTTTGTCGATTCTTTTCGTCTTGTCTGCGAAGGTCTGGCGCAGTGATCTGCCCCAGCTCGTTAGTGTTTGCATAACGCTGCGAGAACTCTTAGAATGTAAAGCTACGGTGACGTAGAATCTGTGCAGCCAATCCCCTGGTAGTGTTAATCTCCAGAGTCATGGATGCAGTTTCAAAAATAGACCAGTGCTGGTGCTTGATGCAGTAGCGCAACAGACCAGCAGAGGTCCTAAAGTTCTCTTGATTGTGTGGGTTACTGACCCTAGCCACATAGGAGATGACATCCTGAGGGGACTTCCCCTCTAGTTCACCTGCTCCTGTCGTGTGACTTATCAGCTTCACGCTTGACATAACCAAATCCTTGTTGTGTTTTCTTCTGTAGTTTGCGAAGCTTGCGCTCCTCTTTCATTACACCAAGCTGGCGTCTCATATACATGAGCTCCTCTTCAGTGTAGAGGGCTGACTTATCGTCATCCTTCAGCACTTTCTTGACGAGCTTCATGGTATGCTTAAGGCTGCTCATCTGGTTCCTCCTCTGGGTCGATGGGAACTTCAGGCTGTAGACCTGGGTTGTACAAACCATCAATGCCGGCTTCGAAATCAGCTTCTACATTCTCCAGGTAACCCATCATACCTGTGAACATCTCGCGTTGGCGATCAGTCCAGTCGATATCAGGGTCATCTAGTTCTTGTTGAATGAATTTGTTGGTGAGTTCGTACATTAGTCTGGCTCTCCGTCCTCATCATTGGACTGTAAGTATTCTACAACATCATCATAGTTGACGTTTAGTGTATAGACTGATGTGTCGCTGTGGATTTCAGAGTCAAGCTCGTCAGCCACAGCTCGCAGAACGTCACGAATTGCTTTCAATCGTTCACTGTTCATCTTGTAAGCGCAGTTCGGGGAAGGCGTCGATTACATTCTGTCGTGTAATCTTATACTTGGTATTTAGTTTCTTGTCCTTAACCAAATCTAAAACTTCGGCCTCATCAGGATGCAGTCCTTCCAGTAGTTGAACCCACATTGCTTCCTTCTTGATCTGTTGGATGCGAGGACGGGTAGTATTGGAGCACCCATAGTACACCACACCATTTACTTTCTTAGCGATACACTTGTCAAGCAGTCTGTGCTCAGTGTAGATGAACTGATGTTGGATACCTTCAGGTACTTCGTTAGCTTTGTAAGGTGTTCTGCCGGGTGGGAAGCAGAAGCGAATCGACTTGGCAAAATTACAAAGCAGAAGCTTTGTCAGGGCAGGGGACTTATACTCCTGCAGAATCTCTACCTTCTTGTCTTTAGTCTTAGCATTTGATACTCTCTGGAAGACCTCAGACATGAGTGTCTTGCTAACAGGGAGCTTAGGTGTTGCTGGTCTTGGCATAATTAACTGAACTCTTCAATGAGGTCTTGGATGTTGTGGTCGATGAAGTATTGGAAGTCAATACTTGTGACCGGTTTGTAAGCATTATAGTATGCAGCGATGCGACTGCTAACTGCTTCGGGAATCATGGCGAAATCAATCAACTCAGAGTTACGTTTCCAGTTCCGAAGACGAATAAAATTAGTAAACTCACTTGGGTCCATGCTCGCCAGGGAGGAAATCTTCTCCCTACTCATCTTCTTTTGGGGTTTATTCGTCACAATAGCATCATCTGATGTGAGAATATTGGGTATCCCGTCCGACCTATCTCCGCGAATGATATGTTCTTGGAGATACTTCACTGGGTCTTGATCCTCAATCCACCGGTTCCGAATCGGATCGTACTGTCTTACAAGGGGATACTTATGAAGCTGAATGAAGTCCTTGTCAGCAGACAGAATGAGGGTGGGCTCTGGGTTTCTCGAGTTGCTGTTCCTTTTAACAAGGGAAGCGATGATGTCATCCGCTTCAGCGCCATCGACTTGGAGAACATGGAAGGGAAAATACGCCCTCAGTTCATCCCGTATCTTATTTAGTACGGAAAACACCTGGTTCCAATCGTACTTACTGTTCTCCCTCTCCTGCTTACGGTTCATCTTGTAGTAGGGGAACACCTGCCTACGCCAGTAGTTCTTGTCGTCATAGCACAACACCATTGCGCCAAACTCAGACTTAAACTTCTTCTGGATGCGACCAATCACGCGAATGATTGACCGCCGAACGGAATCTATATTGATCCCGTTCTCAATTTTGTTACGCACCATCAGATGGCTGATGGCAATTTGGTTTGCGTCTACCAGTATCATTGGGTAAACCCTTTGTCTCTCCGTTAATTATAGCATTAAAAAGCCGCCTGGTTAAGGCGGCGGACAGTTATTCTTGTGTCACATCCCCAGGTTCAAAATCATCTGGGTCATACCCTGGGTCAAATGAAACATTCATATACTCCCCTCGGTATACCTCTCCTTTCTCATCAAAGAGTTCCGGATGCGGGTTGTTCTCGAAGAGTTCTTCATAGTCGTGGCGTACAAAGTTCAGGTGTGCTGTGAACATCGCCTGGATTACCCATCCAATTATTACACCAACCAGCAGGGTTAGTACAAAGATGGAACCGAGTATGAAGGTTTGCATGGCTTACTCCTTGTCGTTGACTTTCAGTGTGAGAGTAATCTTCTTAGAGAAGATACTAAAGCATAGGTTGTACTTGAAGTCCTCCTTAGTAGTTTCTTCTTGGGGCTTGGGCATCATCAAATCAAAACCACGATTGCCACTATACATGCTTGTGTTCCTGAAGATAACGAACAGTGTCTTTCATCCCTCCAATCTTTTGATTCTCATGGACTACCTGTGGAAATGAAGCGTGGTGTCCGAACTTGATAACGAAGTCTTGTCTAGAGTAATCGTTATCCAGTGTGAATTTCTCATAGCTAATTCGCTTAGAGTCCATGAACTCTACAAGTCTATCACAGAATCCACAACCAACCTTGGAGTAGATGTAAAACTTTGAGTCTGCAGACATAGAAAAAGGGTGAGAGTACTCACCCTAGTTATAAGATTATTGAAGCGATTTTTCAATCTACCTCGTATGTTTTTGCTAGTTGGTCTATGGACACACCCAGCAGACAGAACCATGCCACCGCAGTGATGGTAAAGATTGAGTGTACCATGATCATTGTTCTTCAATGTCAGGGCCACTCATGACCGAGGCAAGCATTGCTGCCCCGATCAAGATGACTGCTACTAGACCAAAGCCCATCACCAAATACCAGGAATGACTTGACCTGTTACAGCGTAGGCGCCCATGGCAGCCACGATACCCAGCATAGCAGCCAGGCCATTGATGCGTTCAGCTCTTTCGTTCATCAGACTACTCCAAAGAAAAAGTTACCAGTCAGTCCATAGGATACGAAGCCCAGGACAATTCCAATCATGGCATATCTGCCATTAGTTTTCTCAGCTCTTTCAGCATAGGTTTCCAGGCCATACTTTTCCTGGTCCTCTTTGCTGATGTACATGCGAGGCTCTTTGGCCCACATGTTTTGCTGTCCAAACTCGTTGCTTGTTACAGTCATGTTAAGATTGATTAACATTGTTATTTATCTTAACATTTTTTTCAACAATTGTATACTGTATTGGTAAGCACACAATCACGACTGGTAGTGTGATAGTCAGTAACGCGATGAAGCCCCCTATCAAACCATTGATAAGGGGCTCTATACTATGGTCTTCCATCATCGTGGATTAAAGAAACCACAGGTGATGTAGATTCTATCCCAGTCACGTTGCATCGGGTAGTGCTTCATGCATCTACTAGCATTTGTCCTAATCTTCTTAGGTATGTTGGGATATTTTTTTGGGTCAATCAGATCAGAAAGGAATTTATATGTCTCTTTAAGACTGTGATACTCCTCTTCTGGAAGTGGGTGATCAGTCATCAAATACTTTACATTGTGGGGCTGACGGGTGAGCGTCACAGAAAGCCTCTAGGTTCTTGTCACTGTGTCTAGTGTGCCAATCATCTAGTACAGAGTCTTCCTCTGTCACCTCGTCGTCTGTGTGGTCTACGAGTCCGTGAAAGTCCACAGAGTACTCATCGTACTTGTCGTTAGGATCCATCTTAGGTTTGATGTCAGGGTCTGCGAAAGGGTTGTAGTCATCGTTGAGGTAGTCAACAATGGTTTGCCAAACGTCTTTGAGTTTCATGACTCCAGTGTGTATTTTTATTTAGAAAGCATAGCGGCAGCCCGCTCAATGTAGTTTTTCTTGATGCCATCACCGTACCCCATGTTGTCATCCATCCTGCCCTTGCAGGAGCCGACACCACAGTAGCCACAGTTCTTGCCCTGTACCAGGTAGTTCTGTACTACGTTACGGTAGATGTCCTCTGGCCCACCAACGATGAGCTCACTGATGTCCACCTTGTTTCTCATGAGAATCATAAGGGTGGCATTTACATAGTCCATCATGGTAGTGCAGGGCAATCCATGTTGAACACAGAACATCTGGTAGACTTGATAGTCTTGTTGTCCCAAACTGTAGAGAATAGAGTACACACTGCCCAGCTGATGGAACAGCTTGTCGGAGTGGAACAAGTCAGCAACGTCAGTCACGAATGACTTGGCACTGATGTCCAGAATGGATGCCTTGTCCCATGGAAAATTCCAGTCAGACTGGATCATGTAGTAGATGAGATCCATAAGACCGTTGAGATCCTGTCTCTCCATCCAACTCACACGGTCAGACTTGTAGTTGCACTCAATGTATACTTGCTTTGCTTCCTCGTCAATGAAGTGCCAAGCTAAGCATTCAATATCACTATACTCGAAACCATTTTCATCGTATAGGTTCTCAAATATTTGAATCTCTCTGCTGCTGCACGCACCAATCCAATCAGGGAAGACACATCCATACCTCTCTTGGAACAGTCCGGTCTTACCTTTGAAGCATTTCTTCTCTACCATGACACCAGAGTAGAACACTAGCCCCTCTTCGAGAACAGTGTACTCGTCTGTCAGCTCCTCGTTGAGGATGTTGTGTGACCTGTAGGGTACACCAGCACCTTTGTAATAGCACTTGTCTCCCTTGACCACACGTCCATTGACATACTCAATCGTGTCGTCAATAAACAAGCTGTTGACTTGTACACCCTGCCTATCGTAGATGGGTATGTCTGTCATTGTTTGTAGACTTGATCGAACGTGAACTCTGCAGGGATAACCCTTCCAAACATATCTAGCTGTCCCATAATCTTCTGACCTTGGACGCTAGCTACCTCACACTTGAAGCCTGCGAAGGGACCAGACACAACCTCAAGGATGTCACCCTCTTGGAAATCATTCTGGATGTTCTGCTTCACCTCAAGGTGTGCTTCATCGCACAGGTCAAACAGCTTCTTCACTTCCTTGGGACGGAAGGGGATAGGCTTGTCCTTGTTGCAGTTAACGAACTGCTTGACACCAGGGGTACCAAGGATGAGGTCGAAGGTATCAGGTGGGAAGATTTTACTCTTGTTACCTGCCTCGTCTTCAATCTCCTGTGGCCTCACCTTCACCAGGATATATCCCGACATAAGGAGCCGGCTCTTTACCTTACGCTTGCCACTCTTCTCGATGACAATCTCTTTGCGCTCAAGGTATTCCACCTCTTCAAGGTAGGTGTCATTGAACACAGCACGTCTGGCTAGCAGCTCAGACTTTGTTGGTCTCTCCTTGTTCATGTTGATGGAGACCGCATACCAATTCCTATAGTCCATCACGCTAGGTCTTCGCTCAGATAGTTGATGATGATAGTGTAGTCAGTTGCTGTGTCCCCAGTGAACTGGATGCCTTCCTTAGAATAAAAGCGGTGGACTTTGTTATACAATTTGTAGTTGTCTCTCAGGTCAGTCTCGCCTGCAACTGCAGAGGTGAGACAAGAGAGATGGTTTTCGAACTTACGAATTAGTTTGCTCATCGGGATTGGTAACCCAGGTTGGTCTCCGGTCAGGTAGTTTGAGGTAATTATAGTACACCCATGGCTTGGAGTTTACATAGATGCGGTAAGCAGTTACGTCATCGACTGACTTGTCATGCTTAAGTGGCTCAGGCATGGCACGGGCAAAGCCCTCCACCATACTAAAGCAGGTGATAGCACGGCAGTTCTTTTGGAACAGCCGCTTGGCGTTGAACAATGACTTGTTAAGGCCATGCAGTTTACCATAGCGGTTCTGGAACTCCTCCAGTAGACCCATGGCATGTTGGATAAGCCAGGCACAGTTGTACTCAGAATCTGCAGCCCACTGCGTGCAGGGGTGGTTCTTGAAGGCACCTTTCTCTGTCTTGAATGGGTCACCATTGACCTTCATAACCTCACCAATGTCCCAGTAGTGCTTGGAGTATACGATGGACAGCATCTGAGCTGACTCAAGTATCATCTTGGTGACGTGACGGTCAGGCAGCATGTGCGCAGCCTTGATGGGGTCACGGTCAACACAGAATATGTTCATGATAAAATGTCACGTGGTATGTACCAGTATGGCACAGCCTGCCAGTCCTTGCCAAGCAGGTAGCAGCGGTAGAATTCCTGAAGGTCTGACAGACTATTTCTGTAGTGCCCAGGATAAATGGTGCTGCTCATTGCCATGAAGATAGCAACATGAAATACATTGCTAGCAGGATGGTGGCCCAGCTGGAACCCCAGGAGCTTTGCTTCCTCACGAACTGCGAACCCTAGGTGGAAATGCTTATGCAGGTCATCATGAAGTTCAGTGCACTCACCTATACCAGGGAGCCAGTTCTCCAGAAATTCTACGTAGGGGTCAGGACTATCCATAAAAAAGCAACCCCTTAGGGCTGCTGGTTTGATTCTATTCTAACACTACAGGCAAGAATGTCAAGGTCACTCGGCGGGAAACAGAGCATCGTTGACCATTTTAACTGCGGCGTCATCAATTGTATTGTCAGTGGTCTTGGCATAGGCTTCGAGAAGCTCTACAACAAGTTTCTTTACGCTATCACTTTGCAGGAATGCAAATACGATAGGCTTAATAACAGCGATCATAGTTGAAGGGGTGGCTGTTATTATTTATTCAAGAATCCTCTCTTCAGGTTCAAGTGACTGACTTACCCACTTGTTACTACGGAGCGGAGGATTGATGGAACTGGGACCAAACTTTTGGTACTCCCTGTAACCGACGATGCGACCCTTAGTATTCTGGAGGGCAGGCATGAATACAATAAAGAAGAATACACCTGGGGCACCGACGAACAGCACCGACACGATGACATAATAAACTAGGAGTTCAAGCATTAAAAATGGGAGGTCTCCCTCCCATTATATCACTTGTTGTACATGTCTTCAAGCCACTTCTTTTTGTGCTTGAATTCTGTGTTGGACATACCGGATACATCCACATACATAACTTCCTCTCCTGCCTCAGGTGCTTCAGGATGACGTGGCCTAGGTGGTTTGTCCATCAATTTATTAATTGATTGGATGTTACCCCACATCATAGCAAAGGCACTGCCAGCAATCAAAGCGAAAGCGACAAAGTATATGAGTACCCAGAGTGTCACAGTGCGTTTCCTCTAGGTAGTACTTCCTCAGGGAAGACGAACGACTCATGTGGTTGGTCAACGGGTGCCATCCAGGCTCGGAGACCTTCATTCAAGAGGATGTTCTTCGTGTAGAACGTCTCGAACTCAGGGTCTTCCGCTGCTCTTACTTCTTGTGATATGAAATCATATGCTCGAAGGTTAAGTGCAAGTCCGATGATACCGATAGAGCTTGTCCAAAGACCCATGACGGGAACAAACAACATGAAGAAATGAAGCCATCTCTTATTGCTGAATGCAATGCCAAAGATCTGTGACCAGAATCTATTAGCGGTAACCATAGAGTAAGTCTCCTCCTCTTGGTCGGAGGCGAAACCCTTAAACGTGTTGGCTCCGTCGCCGTCCTCGTACAGTGTGTTCTCAACTGTGACCCCATGGATAGCACTGAGTAGTGCACCACCCAGGATGCCAGCCACTCCCATCATATGGAAGGGGTTGAGTGTCCAGTTGTGGAAACCTTGCAGGAACAATAGGAACCTGAAGATAGCTGCAATCCCAAGAGAGGGAGCAAAGAACCAGCTGGACTGACCCAGGGGATAGATGAGGAAGACGCTGACGAAGACAGCGATAGGTCCAGAGAATGCAATGGCATTGTAAGGACGTATCCCTACAAGCCTAGCAATCTCAAATTGTCTGAGCATGAACCCGATGAGGCCGAAGGCACCGTGGAGAGCCACGAATGCCCAGAGCCCACCGAGCTGGCACCAACGTTGGAAATCACCTTGTGCCTCAGGACCCCAGAGAAGCATGAGACTGTGTCCCATGCTGTCTGCTGGAGTACTTACTGCTGCTGTGAGGAAGTTCGCACCCTCAAGGTAACTGGACGCAAGG